AGTGGATGCTTTCCCGGATGTATCAGTCCAGCCCTTTCGGCGCCTACGCCCTCGTCCTTGCTATGAGCGGATGCAGAGAGCGTAGAGCGCCGAATCTAACCGCCCCTGTGGGCATCGAGTGCCCATGATCGACAAGAACCCTGACTTGCTCGCCTGGCTGCAAGCCATCGCGCCATCCCTGTACGCCTTCGGCCTATCCATCACGGTCGCAGTGTTGCGGGTTATCTACGGCGGCGGCGGATCGCGCCAGGCTCTCCTTGAGGGCTCGCTGTGCGGCCTGGCAACGCTGACGATGGTTCCGCTGCTTGAGTGGCTGGGCCTGCCGTCAGGTATGGCTACCTTCGCTGGCGGCCTCGTTGGCTTCCTGGGCGTAGACAAGTTCCGGCAACTGGCTGACCAAATCGTCACTAAAAGGGTGGGATGACCATGCAACTGATCGAAAACTGGAAACAAGCGCTGAGCATGACCAGCGTTCAGGCTGGCGGCGCTATCGCTGCATTGGGTATCGCTGAGCAGCTGTTGCCGCAACTTCAGGCTGTGCTGCCACCGGTGGCCTACGGCGTGCTGGGCCTGGTGGTGATGGTTGCCCGCGTGATCCTTCAGCCGAAGCTGAGCAAGTAGCGCGCTACGAATCACTGATACGCCAATACGTGGCGCGAACAACAAGGAGATTCACCATGTCGTCGGATACCAATTCATCGAAAGGCGTTTCAACCCTCGGTTGGTCGGCAATCGGCCTGATTGTTCTGGTCCTTGCTGCGTACAGCTTCGTCTGACGCGGCGTGAATCGAAGGGGGTAGAGGCATGGACTTCAATCTTCAGCGCATCTTCACCACGCTCGCCATCGTCGCCGCCATAGTTGGCTGGGTTGTGATCGAGGGCGCTATCTGGATCGGCTCGCACATCATCGGGATTCTGGCATGAGCAACGTCACGAACATCCGCCACGCCATCCCGGTCAGTGCTGACATGAGCAAGGCGATACAGGCTTTCAGCATGGCGATTGCTACCGCGATTGACGAGGCAAAGGCTGTCGGGCTTCCGCAGGGCTTCATCGTGGCCATCCTGTACGGGCAGGCCCTGTCCGAAACGCAGAAGCTGATCGACTGACCGTATCCCCTGAGCGCATTCGCTGAGTGCGCTGACGAGATACCAACACCAAGGAGGTCGCCAATGGAAAGGCCGCGGCCTCCTGCATCACTGCTTGACCTGTCCGACATCGGCTTGCGGGTTACCCCGGCGCCGGAAGTATGGGATTGGCTCCAGGCCGAGATCCTTGCCGACACGGGCAGAATTCACAACGAAGACCATGCGCACCTGATTGACTCAGGCGTCAAGGTCATGTGGGCATCTTCTCACTTCGAGAAGCAGGGTCGCACGGTCCTGGGTCAGGCCGAGCAGGTAGCGTTCCGCGCCGGTGGATGGCAGAAGGCCCGGATGGAGCAGCAGATGCTCGATTGGTTCGGCGAGGTGCCGACCTTCATCATCACCTTGGCTGCCGACTACTGCGACCAGTGCAGCGACCTTGAGTTCTGCGCCCTGGTCGAGCATGAGCTCTATCACATCTGCCACGCGACGGATAAGTACGGTCAGCCAGCCTTCACTGAAGACGGTATGCCCAAGCTGAAGATACGCGGCCACGACGTGGAAGAGTTCGTCGGCGTGGTTCGTCGCTACGGTGCGAGCGCTGATGTCCAGGTGCTGGTAGACGCTGCAAACAGTCCTGCTGAGGTAGGCAAATTGAACATTGCGAGGGCCTGCGGAACCTGTCTGCTCAAGTCGGCTTGAACATTGACAGCCCTTGACGGAAACCAAATCTATGGCAGCCCTGAAAGACGAGGTGAAGGCCTTTATTGTCCAGGCCCTGGCTTGCTTCGACGCTCCAAGTCAGGTTTGTCAGGCCGTCAAGGACCGATACGGCATCGAAGTATCCCGCCAACTGTGCGAGCGATACGACCCAACCAAGTACGCCGGCCGCGATCTTGGGCAGAAGTGGAAGACATTCTTTGAAGAGTGTCGAGCACGCTTCCGCGAAGAGACGGCAGAGATCCCGATCGCCAACCGAGCGTTCCGCCTCCGCGCCATGAATCGATTCGTGGAGAAGGCCGAGACGATGAAGAACATCGGCCTGGCCATGCAGATCCTGGAGCAGGCTGCGAAGGAAGTCGGCGACGTGTACGTCAACCGGCAGACTAAGAATGAAAATCCACACGACAATCTGGCGCCTACTCGGGTGCAGGTCGACGTAGTGGACGCGAGGAAGCCTGATGCCGAGCCTTAATGTGCCTCAGGCCAACTTCCTGCGCATGGATACCAAGTTCCGCGGCTTTGTGGCTGGCTTCGGCTCGGGCAAGACGTGGGTAGGCTGCGCGGCGCTGTGTAAGCACGTATGGGAGTGGCCCCGGATCAACTCCGGCTACTTCGCCCCGACTTACCCGCAGATCCGCGACATCTTCTTCCCGACGATCGAGGAAGTCGCCTTCGACTGGGGCCTGAAGGTCAAGACGAAGGAGAGCGACAAGGAAGTCGAGTTCTACAGCGGCGGCCAGTACCGCAGCACGACCATTTGCCGATCCATGGAGAAGCCGCAGACCATCGTCGGCTTCAAGATCGGGCATGCCCTGGTCGATGAGCTCGACGTTCTGCCGAAACTCAAGGCCGAGCACGCCTGGCGCAAGATCATTGCCCGGATGCGTTACAACGAGCCCGGCCTGAAGAACGGCGTGGACGTGACGACTACCCCCGAGGGGTTCAAGTTCGTTTATCAGCAGTTCGTGAAGCAGCTGCGCGAGAAGCCAGCGCTCAAGGGTATGTATGGGCTTGTCCAGGCCAGCACGTTCGACAACGAGCTGAATCTGCCGGCTGACTACATCCCGTCGCTGATGGAGTCGTACCCGCCGCAGCTGATCCTGGCCTATCTGAACGGCCAGTTCGTCAACCTGAACGCCGGGTCGATCTACCACGCCTACGACAGGAAGCTGAACGCCTGTTTCGACACCGTGGAGCCGGGCGAGCCGCTGTATATCGGCATGGACTTCAACGTCGGCAAGATGGCGGCGATCACGCACGTCAAGCGCGCCGACGACAGACCCCGAGCGGTGGATGAGCTGATCGACGGCTTCGACACCCCGGACATGATCCGGCGCATCAAAGAGCGCTACTGGAGGTACAACGGCACCGACTACGAGAAAACCTGTGAAATTCGGATCTATCCGGACGCCTCGGGCGGCTCCCGAAAGTCGGTGAATGCCAGTGAGACCGATATCGCCATTCTTCGCCAGGCTGGATTCAGCGTGATCGCGCCGGATTCAAACCCGCCGGTGAAGGACCGCATCAACGCCATGAATGCGATGTTCTGCAACGCCAACGGCGAGCGGCGCTACCTGATCAACCCGCTGCGCTGCCCGACCTATGCGGACGGCATCGAGCAGCAGGTATGGGCGGCCAACGGCGAGCCTGACAAGAAGTCCGGCGTCGACCACGCGAACGACGCTGGCGGCTACTTCATCCATCACGACTACCCGATCAGCAGGCCGGTCACGCACATCCCCGTCACATTCACCTTCTGAGGCCTTCCATGGCGAATTACAGCGACACCCGGCGAGAATATGCCGACGCCTTGCCTGGCTGGCGTCTGGTGAAGCGATGCGTCAAGGGCGCGCGCGAGGTACGCAAGTACGACGAATACCTACCGAAGCCTGACCCTACGGACAATTCGCCGGAGAACCTGGAGCGGTACAAGCAGCTCAAGAAGCGGGCGATGTTCCTTAATGTCACCGGTCGCACCCGGGCCGGCCTGCTGGGCGCCGTGTTCCGCAAGACTGCTGAGCTGACGCTGCCGACCGAAGTTGAATACCTGCAAGAGAACGCCAGCGGCGACGGCACCAGCCTTGAGCAGCTGTCGAAGAAGGCGGTCGGCGAGTGCTTGGACACCGGGCGCGGCGGTTTCCTGGTCGATTACCCGAAGGTCGAGGCAGCCAGTGGCGTGTCATCCATGGCGGATGCGGCCAAGCAGAAGGCCTTGATCCACTTCTATGACGCCGAGTCGATCATCGACTGGGACGAGCAGGTTATCGACGGCGTGAAGCGCCTGGTCTACGTCAACCTGCAGGAGTGCGTGTCCGAGTTCGACGCCGCTCAGCTATCCCGCGAGGAATACAAGCAGAATCGCGTTCTGCTACTGATCGATGGGCAATACGTCCAGCGCCTGTACAAGGAAGGCGATCCGAATCCGGCCGACAGCATGCCGACCGACAAGGACGGCCAGCCATTCGATCACATCCCGTTCAGCTTCTTCGGCTCCGAGAACAACGACGCCGACATCGACAAGTCGCCACTCGAAGACCTGGCCGACGTGAACATCCTGCACTATGGCAACTCGGCCACGGTGGAAGAGTCGGGCTTCATCAGTAGCCAGCCGACGCTGTTCCTGACCACTGACATTTCCCCGGATGAGTTCGTAAAGCTCAACCCGAACGGCATGCGCATTGGCAGTCGCCGTGGTTACAACCTCGGCAAGACTGGCAGCGCCTCGCTGGTGCAGGCTGAGGCAACCCAGCTTACCCTTGAGCTGATGCGCGATAAGCAAGAGCAGATGGTCATGATCGGCGCTCGCATCGTCCAGCAGGGCGGCGGCAACGAGACAGCCGAGGCTGCGCGCATCCGTTACAGTTCGGACAATTCGATCCTGGGCACTGTGGCCGGCAACGTCTCCGAGGCGCTGAAGCGGGCCATCCTGGACGCTGAGCGCTTCATGATCGGCGAGCCGAACGAGAAGGGCACCGTGTTCTGGCTCAATCAGACGTTTTGGGATGAGTCTATGTCGGCTCAAGATATCGTCGCTCAGGTTTCTCTCTGGCAGAACGGCTTCATCAGCAAGCGGGATGTCCGAGTTAATCTGCGCGAGGGCGGCATCCTTGATCCTGATCGATCCGACGACGATATAGATACAGACATTGAGGCGGCTGCTCCGGTGGTCGGCGATGCTGTATGAGTGCCCAGGGCTTCCTGGCTGATGCGGCAACCCGTCATCAGATCTACGTCCAGCGCTATGCGGGCGGCAATCTGAAGCGGGCCGCCAAGTTCATCAGCCGGGCGATAAATACCGCCAAGGAGCGCGTGGCGGCTGGATTGAGCGCATACGGCACCAAGCGTTACTCCTCGCAGATTGACGCGCTGTCCGGCGATCTGGCGGCCATCTACGGCGACATGAAGGGTCAAGTCGTCATGGATTTGACCGAGTTCGGCGCCTACGAGGCCGAATTCAACGCGACCATGCTCGGAAAGGCGGTCAAGGCGGTTGTTCAGTTCAATGTCCCGGCGCCCGAAATGGTCGCGGCGGCTGCGCTGGCCGACCCGCTGGAACTGGAGGCGCGCAAGGGCCTGCAACGGATCAGCATCAGCGGCGCGCTTGACCAGTTCGGGACCAAGAAGGCCGCCGAGATCATCGGCGAGATCCAGATCGGTTCTGCCCTGGGCGAGACCAGCCAGCAGATTGGCGGGCGCCTAACCAGCGTTCATCAGATGCAGCAGGATCAGGCGTCAGCACTGGTTCGCACCATGACCAATCACGTCGCGTCGACGGCGCGTGTCGAGGTGCTCAAGCAGAACGATGACATCCTCCAGGGGATGCGCCGTATCGCAACACTCGACAGCAAAACGACACTTTTTTGTATGGGTATTGACCAGACGATCATCCCGCTGGACGGGCCTCGTCCGCCGTACCATTGGGGATGCCGTACGTCCCTGGTTCCAGTTTTAAAGGATGAATATGCGCGCGAGATTAAAGGCTCGACGCGACCTTCTGTAGGGCCGGACGGGGTTGAACTGGTATCGAGCAAGACCACCTATCAGGAATGGCTATCCCGTCAGCCTGCATCGTTTCAGCGCGACGTGCTGGGGCCTAATCGTTATGAGCTTTTCACGAAGGGCGAGTTAACCCTGGATAAGTTCGTGGACGACAACGGCAAGACGCTAACCCTCGCACAGCTGCGAGAAAAAGAATCGGCCGCATTCGAGCGCGCCGGCCTATGACCCAAGGGGACATCATGAATCAGCGATTTATCGGAACCAAAATCATCCTGGCCATGGCAATGACCCGGCTCGCCTACAACGAGTACCGCGACTGGGCGCTGCCGTCCAACGAGAACGGCGCCGATGACGGCTACCTGGTTGAGTACACCGATGGCGGCACGCCGAACCATCCTGACCACGCCGGTTACATCAGCTGGAGCCCGAAAGAGCAGTTCGACAATGCCTATCGCCCTGCGTCAGGCATGAGCTTCGGCCTTGCTATCGAGGCGCTGAAGCTGGGCAAGCGTGTTGCTCGGGACGGCTGGAATGGCAAAGGCATGTTTGTTTATCTCGTGCCGGCCAATGCCTATCCGGCGCAGACCGGAGTGGCCAAAGCCTACTTCGGAGAAGGCGCGCTGGTGCCCTATAACGCTTATATGGCCATCAAGAACGTGGACGAAACTGTCAGCACCTGGGTGCCGAGCGTAAACGACGTGCTCGCCGATGACTGGCAGCTGGTCGAGTAACGTCGCGCCACGAAACGCAACAACGGAAAACGTAGCGCGCAATTATCAAGCCTCGCACCCGCGGGGCTTTTTTACATCCGCAGGCAGGGCCTGCACCAAGTCTCTGGGAGACAGCAATGAGCCTTAAATTCACTCTTGACACCCTCGAAGGCGTCGACGAAGCCATCCAGACCATGTACGTCGAGAAGGGCGGCAAGTACGTCCTGAACATCGAGGGCTTGCCGCAGCCTGAAGACGTGAGCGGCCTGAAGTCGAAGGTCCAGGAGCTTCTGGACGAGAAGAAGGCTGCCGACAAGGCGCGCAAGGATGCTGAAGAGCAGGCCCGCTTGGATCGCGAAGAAGCCGCGCGCAAGTCCGGCAACGTCGAAGAGCTCGAACGGTCCTGGTCCGAGAAGTACAACCGCCGCGAAGCTGAGCTGAACGGCATGTTGGAGCAGGAGCGCGGCACGCTGAGCAATCAGATCAGGGATCTGACTGTCGGCCGCACGGCTACTGACATCGCAACCACGCTGGCCATCCCTGGCAGCGCCAAGGCATTGCTCCCCCACATCGAACGCCGACTGAGCGTCGAGCAGCGAGACGGCAAGCCCACCGTCGTCGTGCTGGATGCCTCCGGCAAGCTCTCGGCGGCAACGCTGGACGAGCTGAAAGCAGAATTCACCAACGATCCGGCCTTTGGTCCGCTGATCGCTGGCAGCAAAGCATCTGGCGGCGGGGCCGGCGGTGCAGGTAAAGGCGGCGGGGCCGCACAAG